TAGACGCTCATGTAATTTGGAACATACTCATAACGGTAGTATTAGCACCGTTGGGGTTTCTTATAAGGTCAGTTTTATCTGAACAAAAAAGACTTGATATACTTGTAAATAAAACGAGAGAAGAAGTTGCTAGAGACTATGTGACTCGACAAGAAATTGAAATGGATATGGAAAGATTGATGAGAACCATAACAAGAATAGACGAAAAGATAGATAGACTTCAAAGTAAAACCTATTTCCAAGAATAGTATCTGTATAAATAGTAATAGACCTTAAAATGGAACATTACTATGGCAAAACCAAATAGCAAAGCAACCTTTAAAGAATACATCAAAAGAAGACTTGGTGCACCTGTCCTTGAAATCAATGTTGATGATGACCAGTTTGATGACAGAATCGATGAAGCAATGCAATACTTTCAGGAGTATCATTACGATGGTTCTATAAAAACATACCTGAAACATCAACTCACATCAGATAATCTAACTAAAATGAAGACTGATACGAGTATCACATCAAATCCAGCAGGTACACACGACTACTCAAACACTGCATTTAAAGAACAAAAAAACTATATTGTTCTTCCAGAGTTTGTTCTTGCCGTAATGAACATATTTCCATTTAATGATAAACACAATTTAAATATGTTTGACCTTAGATATCAAATGAGACTTAATGATATCTATGATTTAACATCAACAAACATTCTAAACTATTCAATGGTTCAACAACACATAAGTATGTTAGATGATTTACTAGTTGGGCAAACACCAATAAGATACAATACTCATCAGAATAGACTATACTTAGACATGGACACTTCAAATGTAAGTGCTGATGAGTATATCATTGTAGAATGTTATAGAAAGATAGACCCTACAGACATGACTGATATATACAATGATATGTGGTTGAAAAAATATGCAACTGCATTGGTCAAGTATCAATGGGGAGAAAATCTATCTAAATTCTCAGGTGTTGCATTACCAGGTGGGGTGACATTAGATGCAACTCAGATGAAGACTGAAGCACAAGAAGAGATTACAAGATTAGAAGAAGAGTCAAGGTTGAATTTTGATATGATGCCAATCGACTTAATGGGTTAATACTATGCCGACAAATGTATTTTTTAACCATGCAGTTAATACTGAACAACATCTTTATGAAGATTTAGTTGTTGAATCACTAAGATTCTATGGACATGAAACTTATTATCTACCAAGAGAAATAGTAGAAGAAGATACTATTCTTGGAGAAGATGTACAATCATCTTTTGGTGATGCATATTCTGTAGAAATGTATTTAGATAATGTTGAAGGTTTCGAAGGAGAAGATTTATTCTCCAAGTTTGGTATTCAAACACAAGAAGAATGTACATTTACTCTTGCACTTCGAACATGGGAAAGATTCATTTCCCTAGATTCAAATTTAGTCACATCACTTAGACCCAACGAAGGAGATTTAGTATACTTTCCTATGTCAGGTTCTATGTTTGAAATCAGATATGTTGAAGACCAAAATCCTTTCTATCAGATAGGTAAACTGTTTGTCTTTAAACTCAAATGTACATTGTTCGAATACTCAGGAGAAGACTTCGATACAAATATTGATGCAATTGATATTGTTGAAGACCAACAAGCATATACAATTCAATTAACAATGAATTCAAGTGGTTCAGGTGATTACGCAGCGAATGAAGCAATTAAGATTGGAAGCACAACGATTGGAGAGGTTACCTCTTGGAAAGCATCTACACATCTACTTACAGTTAAAGATGTAACCACAACGATTCAGGTTGGTGATACAATAACTGGTGCAGTTAATAATGCATCTTATACAGTTGCGAGTATTAGAGATATTCTAACTATGAATGATGGTACTGGTGCTGATAACGCAGACATTGAAACCAAGGCAGATGGATACTTAGACTTCTCAGAAACAAACCCATTTGGTGAGGTCACATAATGTTCGGTACCCATTTTTATAATGAAACAATTAAAAGGGCAGTTTCAATCTTTGGAACTCTTTTCAATAATATAACACTTAAAAAAGTTAAGTCTGATGGAACTATTCTTGCAGAACAGATAGTTCCTATATCATATGGTCCTAAACAGAAATGGTTAGAGAGAATAACTGTTGACCCAAAAGAAAGAGATGGCAACATTACAGGCATGACCTTTCCTAGAATGGCATTTCAACTTACAGGTTTTGAATATGATGCATCTCGTCAACAAAACAAACTAATAAGACATAGTAAATCTGCATTAGAATCTGACGGAGTTAAAAGAGGTTATCAATACAATCCTGCACCTTATACTTTAAACTTTACATTGTCTATTCTAACTAAGAATATGAATGATGCATTACAAATTGTAGAACAAATACTACCATACTTTCAACCTGAATATACAGTCACAATGAAGATGATTGATTCTATGGCAGACCATAGAGATGTTCCGATTATATTGAGTAGTGTTCAATTTGAAGACAATTATGAATCAGGTTTTGAAGAAAGAAGATTCATAGAATATACTTTAGAGTTTAAAATGAATCTATACTTCTTCGGTCCTGTTTATACTGGTGCAGTTATTAAGAATGTTATAGAAAGAGATTATATAAATTCAGACAAAGCAGGTTTCACTTCAACACAAATTCAAAGTTCAGGTCTTGTAAAAGAAGTTAAACATTATGAACCTGCCTTTGACGCAATGGCAAATGCAGTATCTAACTCAAATACAGTGAACTTTTCAAGTGCAATAAATAGTAAGATAAGTGTAAACGATGAAGTGTTTGGTACAAACTTAACAACAAATCCTACCATATCATCGATTGCAAGTGATAAATTATCAATAGTATTGAACAATGCAATTACTATTGATGCAAATACGAAGTTGTTATTTGTTGGTTCAGTAGACCCAGGTGATACATTCGTAGTTGCAGAAACAGTGAGTTTTTATGATGACGGAGGTTCTTCAACATTTGCAGAAGACACCACAAGTGATGGTTAATTATGCCCAAAGATATAGATAAAAAATTAGATGATGTCTTAGACATTCAATCTACAATCAAAAAGGAAACCACTGCAGTGGTAATTCCTAAAGAAAGGTCTCAAAACATTGAGACTGATTACAAATACACCAGAGAAAACTTATATGGTCTTGTTGAAAGAGGACAAGATGCAATCGAAGGAATCTTAGATGTCTGTAAAGAGACTGAGAATCCTCGTGCATATGAAGTTGCAGGTCAATTAATTAAAACAGTTGGTGAGACTGCAGAGAAACTCATCGATGTTCAACAAAAGTTAAAAAAACTTGAAGATGAGGACCAGAAAGTAAATACACAACACAACCATTTATATGTTGGGTCAACTGCAGAATTACAGAAGTTCTTAAAGAAAAACAAATAGATTATGATACCAAACGAAGTAAGGTTTTTTAAAACTGCCTATTGCTTTACCGACTCTCAAAGAAACTCAGCATATGAAAGTTGGATATCAGAGAATGTTAAAGACAAAATAGTCATAGACCTAGGTGCTGGTTCAGGCATACTATGTTATCTTGCTGTCAAGTATGGTGCAAAGAAAGTTTATGCACTAGAAAGAAGAGGTGAACTTATCGATAGAATGAAAGAGATTCTAGGAGATAGTGTAGAGTACATTCATGGTGATTTACTTGAAACAGAATTACCTAAATGTGATATCTATTTACATGAATGGTTAACATCAGAGTTGTGGAATGAAAAGAGATTCCTTAAAAACTTCTATGAAGAAGGAGATAAAGAACTCGAAGTTGGTCACATACTTGATTTAGTAGAGTATGCAACGAAACATGACTTTATAGATAAACTATATCCAAATAAAGTAGAACTATCGGTCATCAGAGGGGAATCGATTGGGTGTCCAGAAGATATAGGTTATGATAAACACTCTAAATATTCCAAAGAGTTTTTACAGGATTATTATCCTGATATAAAGGAAAATCACATATACAAGAATAGTATAGAACATAAAAGAGTATTTTTGAGAGGAGATTTAAAGAGTTTGAAACACTATAGAACAACTGATTATTTGGGTTGGAGTTTCTCATTCGATGGTAAATATGAAATATCAAATCATTTGCCTATATCTCATTGGGGTTTAAGACATGGTACAACCTAAAAACGAGGGTTACTTAGGTAACACTTTAGTCAAAAGGTCAGGTATTGAAACTAAGTATACCGACCAGGAAATGCAGGAGTATGTGAAATGTTCACAAGACCCTTGTCATTTTATTGAGAACTATACACAAATTATATCACTAGATGAGGGTATGGTACCCTTTAAACTTCGTGGGTACCAAGACAAACTCATCGAACACTACAACTCAAATCGTTTTAATATCGTTCTTGCATCTCGTCAGAGTGGTAAATCAATCACATCTTGTGCGTATCTATTATGGTTTTTACTCTTTAATCCAGAAGTCACTGTTGCTGTTTTGGCAAACAAAGGTGCAATTGCAAGAGAAATGATTGCAAGAATGGTAACCATGTTGGAAAGTGTTCCCTTTTTCCTACAACCTGGAGTAAAAATACTTAACAAGGGGTCCATAGAATTTGCAAACGACTCAAAAGTAGTCGCTGCGGCAACTTCCAGTTCCAGTATCCGTGGATTGTCTATCAACCTCTTGTATCTTGACGAGTTTGCTTTCGTAGACGATGCAGAGACATTCTATACTGCAACATATCCTGTTGTCACATCTGGTAAAGATTCTAAAGTTATTATCACATCTACTGCAAATGGTGTTGGTAATATGTTCTATAAGATATATGAAAGTGCAGTTCACAACCAATCTGAATATAAACACTTTCTTATTAACTGGTTCGATGTACCAGGAAGAGATGACGAATGGAAGAAAGAGACAATTGCAAACACATCAGAAGCACAATTTGAACAAGAGTATGGAAACTCATTCTTAGGAACAGGTAATACTCTTATAAATTCTAATACATTATTGGGTTTAATGGCAAAAGAACCAGATTGGAATAAAGATGGTGTTAAAGTATATGAGAAACCTAAAGAAGGACACACATATATCACTACTGTTGATGTATCTAAAGGTCGTGGAATAGACTATTCTACATTTACTATTATGGACATATCAGTGAAACCATTCAGACAGGTTTGTACCTATAGAGATAATATGATATCTCCTATGTTATTTCCAGACCTAATTGCAAAGTATACTAAACCATATAACGAATCATTAGTAATCATTGAGAACAATGCAGAGGGTGGAATGGTTGCAACACAACTACATTATGACATAGAATATCCAAATGTCTTTGTTCAAGGTATGAGTAAAGCAGAAGATATTGGTGTGACAATGACTAAACGAATTAAAAGAATCGGTTGTTCAACATTAAAGGAATTACTAGAAGAAAATAGAATGTCGATATGTGATAGAGATGGCATCACCGAGCTCATGACTTTTATAAGTAAAGGTAACAGTTTTGAAGCAGATAGAGGGTTTCATGACGATATGGTCATGAATCTAGTATTATTTTCATGGTTTGTCACAACAGACCATTTCTATCATTTGACTGATAGACAGGTTAAAGAACTGTTATATGCAGAACAACAAAAAACAATAGAAGACGATATATTACCACCAGGAATATTCGATACAGGACAAAACAATACAGAGTCCTTTGTCGATGCTGATGGAGATAGATGGTTTTTGGATTAACTAAATATACACATAGAGGGTAAAAAGAAACATCCATTGGGTTATATAAACTTATAAATAATCTAGTAAACAACTTTTTACATTAACAGGAGAAAAGTATGGCATTTCAAGTATCACCAGGCGTTCAAGTCTCAGAAATAGACTTAACAAATGTTGTGCCTGCAGTATCTAGCACTACTGGTGCTTTTGCAGGTCAATTTAAATGGGGACCTGTTGATGAAGTAAAAACAGTTTCAGATAGTAAGGGTTTGATAGATGAGTTTTCTTCACCTGCAAACACAAATGCTGGAGCTGAAGACTTTTATTCAGCAGAAGCGTTCTTGAAGTATGGTTCATCATTAAGAGTAGTTAGAATTTCTAACATGTGTTATAGTGCAAACGCAGCGGGAGCTGGGACATCACTATTAAAAAATGATGCAGAATACGAAAGCACCTATAAAGGTGGAACTCAGTCCGGTACAGTCGGTTCTTGGGTGTCAAGATATGCGGGTTCTTTAGGCAACTCAGTAAAAGTTGCTATGTGTGCGTCAGCAAACGCATATTATAACGACTCAGTTACCACTGTAGGTGGTACTGAAGCAGTAGGTCAAACTGTAATTTCAGTTGCAGCCTCAAATGTATTCAATGTTAGAGACCAGATTAAGTTCCAAGGCGACAATAACTTCTATAGAGTAGTTAACAAACCTTCAGCAACTTCAATCACTATCGTTGCATTAAATCAACCAGCAAATACTGGATTATTAGTTGCTCAAGCAAATGGAAACAATATCGATAGATATTGGGAATTCCATAACTTGTTTGACAATGCACCAGGTATATCAGCAGGTCAGGCAGCAGTCAGCGGTACTGCAGACGAAGTTCATGTTGTAGTAGTTGATGAAGACGGAGAAATCAGTGGAACACCTAACAGTGTTTTAGAAACACATGGTTATATGTCACTTGCATCAAACTCAAAAGACTCATCAGGTAGAAGTAATTACTATAAGAATGTAATTGCAAGAGATTCAAAATGGATTTGGTGGTCAGGACACGAATCAACAGTTATTTCTAGTTCAACAGTAGACAGAACACACGCACAATCAGTATCAGCGGCATTTTTAAGACCAGCATTACCATTCAGTACATCGTTATCTGGTGGTTCAGACGGAAGAAGTCCAACTGCAGGTCAAAAATACGGTGCATGGGATACTCATTTCTCAGACGGAGATACAGTAGATATCTCTTTCCTAATTTGTGGTTCTACAAGAACAGACAATGGTTCAGGTGTCGACCAAGATACAGTTTCAGACCATAACACAATAGTTAACCAAGGTATCTTACTTGCAGAAGCAAGAAAAGATTGCATGTTCATATGTTCACCAAGAAAAACATCAATCGTTGATGTTTCTTCAGAATCTACACAAGTTGCAAATGTTAAAGCAGACTTTAGTAATGTGACTTCAAGTTCATATGCAGTGTTAGATTCAGGTTGGGTATATTCATACGATAGATTTAATGACAAATATTGCTGGGTTCCAGGAAACGGACACACTGCAGGTATCATGGCAAGGTCAGACTTGTTGAGAGACCCATGGTTCTCACCTGCTGGATTCAGTAGAGGTCAATATCTAGGTATTACTAAACTTGCTTTCAATCCAAAACAAGCAAGTAGAGATGACCTATATCGTGCAAGAATTAATCCAATCGTCACATTCCCAGGACAGGGAACAGTGTTATTTGGTGATAAAACAGCATTAACAACACCTTCAGCATTCGATAGAATCAATGTCAGAAGATTGTTCATAGTATTAGAGAAAGCAATAGCAGCGGCTGCTCAAGCACAATTGTTTGAGTTCAACGATGCATTCACAAGAGCACAGTTTAGAAGTGCAGTAGAACCTTTCCTAAGAGATGTTAAAAACAGAAGAGGATTAGTAGACTTCTCAGTTATTTGTGATGAAACAAATAATACAGATACAGTGATTGACAGAAACGAATTTGTTTGTTCAATCTTTGTAAAACCTGCTCGTTCTATTAACTTTATTACATTGAACTTTGTAGCTGCGAGAAGTGGTGTAGAGTTTAGTGAAATCTATTCAGCAGTTTAAGGAGAGTAAAGAATGGCAACAATAGACCAATTTAAAGCAAACTTAATCGGAGGTGGACCAAGAGCCAACCGATTCAAAGTCTTTATCCCTAGAACAGGAAACAAGATAGAATTCTTATGTAAAGCTGCCTCTCTTCCAGGTTCTTCATTCTCTGAAACCGTAGTCAAGTATATGGGTAATAACCTAAAACTTCCTGGTGAAAGAGCATACGAAGACTGGACAGTAAGCATCATTAATGATGTTAACTTTGAGGTCAGAACAGGTCTTGAAGCTCATATGAATGAAATACAAGGAACAGGAACAGGTGTCGGTTCAACAACTTTAGACTACTTAGTAGACAGAGCGTTTGTTGAACAATTAGACAAGGCAGATAATGTACTTGCAAGATACGAATTCTTTAACATGTATCCTAAATCAATCGCAGCAATAACATTGGATTATGATACGACTGATGCTTTAGAGACATTTGATGTAGTATTCTCTTTTTCCCATTGGGAAAGAGTAGTTTAAATAGTGAGATAGCACCTAAAAAGGTGTTATAAATAATAGTATGGAATTATTCGGGTTTGAAATCACTCGTAAGAGGGATGAATTAAGAGCGACAGAGGTTGACAAAAAGGCAATCTCTTTCGTACCGCCTGTCGATGATGACGGCACACCAGTTATACAATCACAACCAGGTGGTTTTATTACAGGTGGTGCATATGGGTCATACATCGATATGGAAGGTGGTATCAAAAATGAGGGAGAACTCATTAAAAGATACCGTGAAATATCTTTAATACCTGAATGTGATTCTGCTATTGAAGATATAGTTAATGAGTGTATTACTTCTGATACTTCGGATAGGATAGTATCACTCGACCTCAGAGATGCAAAACTCTCTGATAGCATCAAAAATAAGGTGCAAGAAGAGTTCTATCACATCCTAAACATAATGAGATTCAATCAGAATTCTCATGAATTATTCAGAAAATGGTACATCGATGGTAGAGTCTACTTCCATAAGGTTGTGGATTCTAAACGACCTAAGGCAGGTATCGTTGACATTAGAAACATTGACCCAATAAAGATTAAGAAAGTTCGTAATATTGAGAAAGAAAGAGACAATAAAACGAATGTTGAAAAGATTACAAAGATGGAAGAATTCTATCTTTTCAACGATAGAGGTTTTGATAAGAGTGGTTCTGGAGAAGGAAACACCGTTAAGATTGCACCAGAGGCAGTATGTTATACTACTTCAGGTTTACTAGACTACACTAAAAATGTTGTAGTTGGTTATCTTCATAAAGCAATGAAGACAGCAAATCAATTATCAATGATAGAAGACGCACTTGTTATCTACAGGATATCAAGAGCACCAGAAAGAAGAATCTTCTACATTGATGTCGGTAACTTACCCAAAGCAAAAGCAGAACAATACTTATCAGAAGTTATGAACAAGTATAGAAATAAACTTGTTTATAACGCACAGACAGGTGAAATCAAAGACGATAGAAAACACATGTCTATGATGGAAGACTTCTGGTTACCAAGAAGAGAAGGTGGAAGAGGAACAGAAATCTCTACACTTCCAGGTGGTCAGAATTTAGATGACATTGCAGATATAGAATACTTTAAGAAGAAACTATATCGTGCATTGAATGTACCTATCTCTCGTATGGAATCAGATAATGGTTTCAACATGGGTAAATCATCAGAGATTACGAGAGACGAATTGAAGTTTAACAAGTTTACTAATAGACTTCAAAAGAAATTTGCAAGAGTATTCAATGATATATTGAGAACTCAATTGATTTTGAAAGAGATTGTAAGTGCAGAAGAGTTTGATAAAGTTAAAGATTTTATTCAATACGATTGGGCAACAGACAACCACTTTACAGAATTAAAAGATGCAGAAGTATTAAGAGAACGAATGGACACTCTAGGACAAATGAGTGAATATGTCGGCAAATACTTCTCAGATGAATACATCAGAAAGTATGTGTTGCATCAAACAGAGGAAGATATCAAAATCATCGACTCTCAAATAAAGAAAGAAGGTGGTGGAGATGAAAGTGAAAAAGGCGAAGACGACTTCGGAGGATTTTAATAAATGAATGATATCGCAAAAGAAATTGTAGACCAGATTGAAGATGGTAAAATGGAAAATGCCAAAGAAACTATTTTTCAAGGTTTACATCAAAAAGCTGCCGAGAATATCGACATGAAAAGAGTCGAATCTCAGGTAAATTGGATGGATAAAAAAGAGGACTAGTATGAAATCGTTTCAGCAAATGACATTAGAACTTAACGAAGCAAAAGTAAAGTTGCCTAGTGGTCATAAACAACTTAAAAATGAAGTAGTTAAAGCTGGAAGTAAGAAGTACGACCTAACTTATTCACAAAAAGGTAAAGAAGTTTTTGTATTTTTAGATGGAATGGACACAGGTGATACATACAAA